ATTTATATTCAAAATTTTCTTTTTTCATTTTTTATCCAGTAGTAGGTATTGTGATAATTTTATAATTAAATTGCTCTTCATTATATATCTTTATTCTTTCTACAAAATGTGTTAATGTATAGTTTTTAGAAGATTTATATGATAAATCATCAGCAATGTCATACAGAATTGCTATTTCTTTAGATTTATTTTTTCTCAATCCTCTTCCTATACTTTGCAAATTTCGTATACGTGATTTAGAGGGAGAAGCAAATATGATATTATGTAAATTAGTGATATTAATGCCAGTGGAAAAAGTGCCATAAGACGCAACAATAATGGCATTTTTCTCCTGTTCTGATATGTGTCGAATTGACTCTCTTGTTTCAGTATCTGTTCCTCCGTAGACGAAAAATACTTTTCTTTCTTCATTAACTTTTTCCTTTATTAAATCATAAATCACTTTTCCATGTTTTTCTACCATTTGAAATAAAACTAAAGAATTATTTTCTAGACTGACTGCCAAATTTCGAATAAATTTATTTCTAGTTTCATTGTTTATTAAAAATTCAATTTCTTCTCTATAATTTATTCCTTTTAAATTTTTTCTAATTTCATCTGGATATTGTAATACTAAAGCTTTTATTTTAAAAGATGATAGAGTTTTTTTATCTATTAATTCTTTTGTAGTAATAACTTTATATGTTTTTCCAAATAAACCTTCTAACATTAATTGATGGGTTTGTGTGCCATCAAGTGTTCCTGTTGTCCCAAATCTATATTTAGTTTTGACTGTATTTTCCATTATCTGCTGTAAAGATCTAGCTTTAAATTGATGTGCTTCATCTCCTAAAACTAAATCAAAATCAGAATAATAATTTAAAGGTAATTTATATAAAGATTGCCAGGTTGAAATATAAATAGGTTTTTCCGAAACTTTATCTCTACCTGCAAATATTGAATGAATATTTACAGAACTATTCCACGAATCATTTTTAGCATAATCATTAAAATCACTTGCCATTTGGGCAACTAAAGATGTTGTGGGTACAATAATTAAAGCTTTAAAATTAGAAAGTTTTTGTTGATAATATCTTAAAATAAGATAGATGATGAAAGATTTACCAGATGCAGTAGGAGAAAGTAAAAGGCATCTTTCATGATTGATAGCGTGTAAAACAGCATCGACCTGATAATCTCTTGGTGTATGAGTTAAATTAAGAGATTTGGTAAATCTTTCAAAATCATCTTTGTTATATTTATTCAAAATTTTAGGATAACTTTTATATTGAATTTTATAATTTCGATCTTTTGTAAATTTTATTACATGATCTATCAATCCATTATATAAAGTTTTATTTTTAAGATTGAATAATCTTATTTTACCATCCCACATTCTGTTTTTGTAAGAAGGCATAAATCTATATCCAGGAACATAAAAAGTAAAATAATCACTTAGTTCTTGTGCAAGACCAGGTTCTGTTTGAACTGTCATAAAGACTTCATTTTTTTTGTCTATAAGTAATGTGTCTGGTTGATATAGCATTTATTATTTTTCTATTAATTCTATCCATTTCTGTGATATTAGTTCTGGATCAAATTTACTCATATCTACTGTTGTTTTTTTGGTTTCTATATTAGAAATCCAATTATAGACATCATCAATAGTATGATTTTCATCAATAAGCATATTATTTTTATCTATTAAAATTTCTTCGGCAGCATCTCCTTTATATGTGATTACAGGAACGCCTAATCTATTTGCCTCTAAATAAACCAAACCAAATGTTTCTTGAGGTAAACAAGGTCTAAATAAACATGCAGAATTACTTAAATTTTTTAAAGTTGTTTTATAATCAAGTTCTCCTAAAAAAGTAATTGGATAATTAAATTTATTTACATCTTTTAAAAAATCATATACAATTTGAACGTCTTTTCTTTGTCTTTGAGGTGGAATACTAATATAAAAATCTCTTTTCATACCTTTTTCATATAAACCAATGTATAATGTCACAGCTTCTTTTAATCCTTTACCGAAAGCACTCATCCAATAAAGGTGTTTTTTTCTTTCTTCTTTTATAGGTTCATCTATACCTTTAGGGATCATATAATGTATTACTTCATCTCCTGATACTTTTTTTCCTTTTTCATAAACATATTTTTGTATAGCATTAGAATTAAAAATTCTAGGAATTTGTTCATGACATGTCCACCAATTGTGCATCCAGTTGTAAGTTTTTTCAGCAGAATTTATTTCAATAGATGATAATGCTTTTACATGTGGTCCGTACAGTCCATAATTTCCGTGTCTGTTACCTATATAATCAAAATGATTGCACGTTACTCTGACTTTTGATTTTGCATAATAATGTCTAAAATTATTTAAATGTTTGACACCTCTTATTATTTTATCAGTACCATCCGTTAAAGAATGCAATATACCAACATTAACACCTTTTTCTGAAAGAGTTTCAGCAACATTTAAAATTTGTCTTTCCGTGCCTCCCATAGCACCACCATCTTCTTTGAATATTGGAAGATTTGCTTGTATCAATAAATCATATGGCATATTTTTTTAAGCTCCCATTGTAAATTTTTTCCAATCAATAGCATTTTTAATGAAATAACCTCTATTTGTTAATGATTTGATTATTGCTTCTAGGTAATTAATTTTTTCTTTTTGATATTCTATTTTATCTTGCATTTCAAGTAAATCATTATCTGAATCTATAAATCTATTAAGATCTTCTTTATTTCTGCTTTTAATGTCTAATTCAAAAGTTTCCCAACCCATTTCATCCAAACTACTTTTATCTATTTTACCAGTATAATATAACCATTTTAATTTTTGTAAACTTTTTTTCTTAGATTCCATTCTGACTAATCTAAGTCTTTCTTCTGAAAATATCTTAAAATATTTATTATGTAATTCTGGAATTTTTATAGATTCAACATCTAATTGAGAATCATCGATTGCGCAATCACTGGTCCATAATTTTTGTATTTCTTCTAATGTCATTTAACCTCAAATTTTAAACATCACTAATAATCCTTTCTATATTATATATAGTGTACGAAAAACTAACATCTGCAATAACTGTAGTCGTATCAGATGATAAACTATTCATATCAATATCACTTAAACTAATTGGAAAAATTCTATCAAAAACAACTTTATATTGTACATTTTTGTGACTTGATAATATGAATAAAATTCCTTGAGAATATTTTCCTTGAGAATTTGACCTAATTAAATTTGAATGTTGTTCTGTGCTATAAGGATATCCTAATCCTATAATCCAATTATAAATTTCTAGCCAATTTTTTAATTCTTCATCAACAATAAAAGAAATTCTAAATTCATTAAATTCAATTTTATCTCCAGGAATAGAATAATCCTTAAACGGAGTATTTACATTTGCTAATCCTAAAGTTAATCCTGGCAAATTTACGGATTGACAGAAAAAATTTACATTTGGTATTCTATCTATTGTGAAATTAAATCCAGTAGGAATAAAATAGTTTAAGTTTTTAGTAAGTGTAGCCATATCAATATTTATATGATATGAAAAAGGAAGGAAATGCGGGAGTTATACTCCCGCAAAAAAAGATATTACATTAAGTTATTTACTCTAACAATTCTGTAATATTCATTTTCGTGTAGACCGGTTGTGGCTGCACCAAAATTTCCACTTAAATCATATCCAGCCAAATCACCTGATGCAGGAACACTTGACTTTGCAAATGGATTTCTGACCATTCCATATCTGGTCTTAAATCCGATTTTTGGTTGGAAGGTATTTGTGTCTACCGCACGTACCATTTGCAACGGTACATATGGGCAATAGAACATTCCAGCATCGTAAGATGATGAACCTTTATAGCCAACTACAAAATAGTTTGAAGAATTTGTAACTGCATATGGGTCAATATAAACTCTATATCTACCATTTAAAACACCTACAAATGTATTACCGGTATCATCTGGATTCATGTTATTACTATCTAATGCTGGAGCATAATCCAATACACCTGCCATTTGTAGTGCAGAAGCCACATCAGAAGAAGTTACGATAATGTTACCTTTTCCTCTTCTTGTCTTTTTTGCAATTTCATTTGCTTCTCTTTCGATCTGGAACATCAATCCTTTGAATTTTTCAACTGACCATCTTCCGTTTGAATCAGTATCTAAATCAAAAATACCTGGTGTAGTTGTATTATGTTGTGCACCAATAGTTGCTTCATTATAGATTTTTCTAATGACTTCTCTATTAATTTCAGCAAGAATTTCAGATGAAAGAATATTGCTCAATTCAGTTTCAGCATCCAATCCATGAACTGCTTTAAGGTCTTGTGCAACTTCCATCGTATAATCTGCTCTTAATGCTCTGGTATGTGCTGTTACAGTAACTTTCTCAATTGAGAATGCCATGTTTTGAGGCGTCATATTTTCGCCAATTGCTACATCCAATGCACCTGATGCAGAACCTAATGCTGCTGAAGTATTTGCAACAGCTGTGCCATTATTTGCGACAAGCAATAATCCTGGTGCTCCTGAAGTTTGACCTACATTACTATTTGCGGAATAAGAAGCATCTGCTTCATTATAGAATGCTTCTGAATTGTCATTTCCAACACCATTCATCTTATCATATCTTGCTCTCATAGCAAAAATAAGACCAGTTGGACCTGTCATAGGTTGTACGCCACAAATATCATATGCAATCAAATTAGGCATGGATCTTCTAACCAATGAAATCATAATAGGATCGTATTTTGCAATACCGCCTTGATCTGGATAGTTACCGGCATTATTTGGTGCACCTACTGCTAAACCATCAGATGCTGCTTCAGTGATAAAATTCTGACTGGATAGAATTTGTCCGTCTTCTCTCATTGACTTTTCTTGATTCTCTAAAAGTACAGTTGTTACCGCTCTTCTATACGAATCTTTGATGCCTCCTAGTTCGGGATGGTCAAGAATCGGTCCCCATTTTTTCTGTAAATTTTCGGAAAGATACATCTTTTATTCTCCTTTTATTTTTTAAGTGTTCTAGAAATAGCATCTGCGTATCTTCTTATCGCATCATTCGCCATTTCGTAATTTGAATCAGAATTAACAGAAGTTTCATTAATCTCATCTGTCTCTGTTACATTTTCTTCTGTAATCATCTGTTCTTTACTGTCATTACTTTTAAAGTAATTTTCTTTAATCATGGTCAATTTTTCTGCGTACTCTTCATCATTGTTATAAGTAATACCTTCCGAAAGTTTTTGAAGTCTTTCAACCTCAACTTCTGTCAACCCTTCAGATACAGTATATATTACGTCCATTTTTTTGTATTCTTTGAGTTCTTTTGCAGTCTCAATATTTTTTTGAATTTCATTATTCAAGGATTCTTCCAAATCTTCAACTTTAGCAAATAAATCATCAACTAAATCAACTTTTTCATCTGGAATATCAATATAATGTTCAACAAATAGATTTTTCAATCCTACCATAAAATCTTCTACAACTTCAGAACGAATTCCTTTATCAATTGCTAGTTGATTTTCTTCCATCCATTCTTTCACAACATAATTCATGAAATCGTCAACTTTTTCAACCATTGATGATCGATTATTTTCTATAGCTTTTTCTAGTTCAACCTGATATTGCTCCTCTAATTTTTCAACTCTAGTGGCAATTTCTTCATTAACTCTTGCAAAAACAGCGGCTTCAAAAATTGTTGCTGCCTTTTCTTTAAATTCATCAGATAATTCTTCACCTTCAATTAATGCCTGAACATCATCGGCAAGATTTGCTTCTAGTTCTTCTTTAGCAACGATTGTTTTTTGTTCTTTTTTCTGCTCTTCAGCAGGTTTTTCCATACCTTCGATAATAGATGCTATATCGTCTTCAGTCATAGAAGCAATTTCTTTTTCAGTATATCCTTCATCCAAAAGATATTGCATAATTTGTTCTTCTGTAATTTCATCTGTATTGTCAACTTCATTCAATGCGCCTAAAACTTCTTCAACCTCTTCTCTGCTCATTTCATCCAATTTATCATAAATTGATTTGATCAAAGACATTTTAGATGCTTGTTGCTCTTTAATGGTGCTATCTTTTTTAACACTCTTAGCATATTCAGGCTTTTTACCATCATTTGTTGTTGGATCTGCACCAACATCATCAACATCTGCCTTTGTTTTTTTCATACTGTCTTTATTTTTACCTGCTCCAGGAATACTCGCTTCTTCAAGCTCTTCTTCCTGCTCGACAGTTTCAATAACTTCGTTGTCTTGCATTTGAAAACTCCTCTATATTTTTGAGATAACTCTGTTTATATTTATACATTTAGAGATTTAATAAAAACTTATTAAAAGCTTTCAACTTTGTTTCATCTAACTTTTTTGAAGAAGAACTTTTAATATTTCTTTTTATTTCATTCAGTGCCTTTTCTTTTAAAACACCAGATTCCCATATCCATTCTTTACCTTCCATAATACCTTGTACAAATGCTTCAGGCGCTGAAGGATCGGCAACAATGTCTGCGGCAGTTGCTAGATAAAAATCATCTTTAACAACTTTAGTGCCATTTTTTTCTTCAAGTGTGCCCATGCCTCTTGAAGAAACGCCAAGTTGTGCACCATTATTGATTAAATTTTGCACAATTTGTCCATAAGGAGTATCCATTATTTTTGCTTTACCCCAAACATTATTTCCATCTTGTTTAAGTTCAGTTATCATATGTGATACTCTTTCAAGATTGATATTAGGTCCTTCAGGATGTCCTAATTCACCAAAAGCACGATTTTTCGCAACATAATTTTCATTGTATCTTTTCATTTCCTTAAATAATACTTCAGCAGGATATATTCTACCGTTTCTATTTTTCACTTCTGCCATCATAAAGGGACCTTGAATATATAATGATTTTTTACCTTTTGTATCCTCAGTGATGTATTCAAGATCTTCTGTAATTTCTGTAATTAGTCTCATTTTTTTCCTAATCCAAGATGTCTAGCAATTTCTTGTTGTCTTTTTACTTTAACCATTCTCTTAGCAATTTTTTTCAATCTAGGTAGAATTTTATCCAATTTTTTAATTAGCATCAATCTTTGTGATAATGATAAATCTCCATAATCTTTTCCTCCGGCCAATTTTTTCTTTTTTTGCAATTTTAAAGATTGTAATGCTCTTCTTTCTAAAGTTTTAGTGTCTGCAAACCTTTTTAATTTTTGCACTCTTCTCTTGGCAATGATCTTACTTTTTCTTTTCATAGATCTACTTGCTTTAATCATGTCAGCAAGTGTCCATTTTCTTCCTTCTATTATCATTTTTTATTTCTATGTAAAGATTTATAAATACCTGTTCTTAAAGTTCTTTTTCTTTTCATATTAATAATTCTTTGTTTTATTTTTCTCAGTCTTAACGCTTGTCTAATTTTTTTATTTAAAGCAGGATTATATTTCCTTCTTTCTTGAGATGTCATTCTTACAACTCTTCGACTTCCTTTTACCTTTTTATATCCTTTACCAATTAAGGATCTATTTTTTCTAAAAACATTTCGTATTAATTTTCTTTTACCGCCTTTTTGAAGATTTACTTTAGTTATTTTTTGTATTTTATTCATTTTCTTTTCTACTGTTTGAAAATGCTACCATACTCCAAAAACTGTTTTTAGATTCAAACAAATTTTTAGAAAATTCTTTTTTGTTATAATTGTTTAACTTAAAATAGGTTTCCAATAAACTTTTAGCATCATCTGGTTCAACTATAATTTGTACTTTATCTCCGAGAACAACTCTATGATGTTCATTCATTTTAACAACTTTTTTAAGCAGAGGTATTAGATCATCAATATGATGTACATCTTCATACATGTCATCTTCATCATCATAATAATTTGCATCATCCGAATAACTATCGTATGGATTTCTCTCAGAACCAAATTCCATTTCATATTCTAGATAATGTTTTACAGATGAAATGTAATCAGCAGCTTTTGCAATTTTTTCTTGCACCCAAGATTCTAATTCATCATGATCATCTAATAACTCAAACAATTCTTTACTATATTTGTGCATTTTATAGAGATTTTGTTTAGCCATTCGACCTTCATAATCATTGTAATTCTTTTTTAATCCTGCTGGTGTATAGACAGGAACATCAGAACCAAATTGATTATGATAATTTTCGTTGACTTTTTTCTTTTTATTTGAATAAATTTCTTTAAATTTTT